AGTTAATTCACTGCCGGTAGGAAGCGCTGGGCGAACGCCAACAGGAGGCCATGTATCCGGCCAAAAACTGCCTCTTCCAGTGAGATTGACGCCAAGCTGGTCACGCTCTTCTTTGCCCTCATCATCTCGATCTTCAACTTGCACCCTGATTGGCACAACGTCATACACGCCAAGTGAAGTGGCAGTGGTTGGGGAGAATGCTTGACTGAAACCTTCTGGCCTGCTCAGTCCAGACGTGTTGGCCTTATACACTGCATCAGAGGGGGTGATGCCTTCCCTGGAAGGGTCATCAGCATTCAGCGGCTGAGGATATTGATTATGAATGAAAGCAAGGCGTCCTCCTTCTGGCTGCGCATAAAGCCAGAAGCGTTGAGCTGGAATATCCCGTAATGGCGTTTGCCCAAATGCCGTTCGACCATAACCAAATTCTTCAATGGGACCAGCTCCGACAACAGTAAGCATCTGCATGAACTGGCGGGAGCCAAGACTATGCACTGCAGACCAAACCAACGAAGTATTGACCCTCACTCCACCAGCGGAATTCTCAGAATTATTTGTATAGATGAGATTCACTGGATCGCCGTAACGAGCCACTTCCTGAAAAGAATTGAAGCCATATCGAGGAGCAAAGAATAAATTCCTGCTCCGCCGTCCCATCGTTGCGCTGGGAGCTTCTGGCTTCGGAGCAAGCAATGCAGCGCCAACTTGCGCCAAGGTGCCAACAATAGTAAGAATGAGCGCAACAGTTCCGGCTTCTAAGCCATTCCGCACGTCAAGAACAGTGCCTTCTTTGTTGTCGCGATAATTTAATCGAGCCAAATAAAACTGCCAGTATTCTTCCTCTGAAATTTGAAGGGCGTCAATCAGAGCGCGTTCGTAAGGAAGGAGGCGTCTCATTCTTTGATATCAGGCAGCATTTTGAACAGTTTCAGTGATGGGAAAGACGATGACCACCATGATCGCCCTCCTCGTGAAACTGTAAGTATTCCCCCATCATAGGCCACTCCTACTGCCACCTCACCTCCTGGCCTTGGAAGAATAATGGCCACGTTGCCATCCTCTTTTTCTCTTGTTCTTTTGCCATTGTCAAACAACCATCGAATGATTCTTTTCATTGGCAAATTGCCGGAATCGTATTCATCGTATGCCCAGCGAAACTCTTCTTCATAGTCATGAAGGCCAAGACGCCGCCTTGCTTCGCAAACAAGCATAAAGCAATCAGTTTTGCCTTCGCCTTCGCAAAATCTGGCTCTGCGCTCGTACGAAAGGCCAATTAAATCATTAATCATCGCAGGCTAATTTCTGCATTCAATGGCAAGAATCCCACATTCTTAGAGGAGAATGTTTGCCTTGGAAATGATGCTCCAACGCTATCCATTGCACTTCTAAAGCGCAGTTCTACAGTGGTATCGTCGAAAGATGCTCCGACGCCAACGTAAAACTCTTCATATTCAGCGGTTTTTGTGTAGCCGCTGTAGTCGAGGATAGAGCCAGTTGTTGCCATCCACACCGTCTTTAAAGACAGCTTACTAAGACGATTTCCTTCTCCATTTTCAACAAGGGCAATGGTGAAAGCGCTATGAGGAAACAAAACGCGCAATAGGCTATTTTCTCCATTCAACGAAGACAATGCTCCCTCCACGCGGAAAGGAGCATGGCGATAACTCGGTGATGCTGATCCGGGAATGGCTACGGAAGATGCGCCGCTGTTGAAGAAATAATTTTGGTAGTAGTGCGATTGACCGTTGGCCGTTTCAATAAAAAGGAAGTGAGCAATGTGAACGGAGGTTTCCATTATCAAGCGCCGGAATAGTCAAGCTCGCCAATCAGTCTCACTGTAACAGTGCTTCGCCCATTGAATACACTCTCAACTTGCGGAGGCTCTGCATATTCCCAAAGAATACTGGTTGGAGCTTGCACAACGCCTTTAAGCGTTGTGCTCATGCCAGAAAACACATCATCTGGAAGAGTGAAGCGTGAATAGTTCCCAAATTGACCATAGTAATGATCAAGAATGGCCTTCGTGCTTACGTCGCTAATGTTTTCAAATTGCAAATCAATGGCATGACCAAACGAGCGATTGCCAAACACTCGCTTAACAGTGGCTCCTGAAAGGCCGCGATAAGTTTTAGTGGGAAATTGCCCTGGAGAATAAGACCGCCCTGTTGGGCGAATAGAAGGAAAAACTGCCATTAGCGAATACCAATGCTAGAGCGAGTGGAAGGGCTTTGTTTAATTTTATCGAGGGTCATTGACATGCCTCGTTGAGCACCACCAGCAATGGAAGCACGGCGAGTTTCTGCCATTGCTTGCTCTAATTGTTCGCGGCTAACGTATTCTACGCCATTGATCTTAGTGGTTTCAAAGTTCATGCTGAGAGAAGGCGTCTGAGGCATGCCTGGAGCGCCATTGCCCATCATGTCGCGAGCAGAACGTCCACCAAGCTGCACTGGAATGGAGCGGCCATCAGGGAGGGGCACAACGGCTTCGTTGTACTTGCCTTCGCCTATAAGGCTAAGCGTGGGGCCTGTGACAATGCCGCCATTAGCGAATGCAGGTGGCGCGAACGGCATGGAGCCTGGCGCTCCACCTCCTCCAAGGCCTCCTGCATATTGACGAATTCCAGGAAGGCTGTCCGAAATACCGCCTCCGCTGCCGGCTGGATTACCTCCTCCGCCAAGACCGGCAAACAGTTTTGCAATGCCAATGGCGATGTAAGTGGCAATCATTTGCGAAGCCGCCTGAGACAATGCTTGCCCCACGCTTTGCAAGAAGCTTGCAAACACTTCCTTGGCAGTGGCAGTGCCAGTAATCATGCTTGTAATGCCTTCAGTAAGCATATTGGCAAAGGCTCCACTCACGCCATTGATTGCTCCTTGAATACTCTCAAAAACAGCTCTGAGCTGCATAGCAGCAGTTTCCACATTGGCAAGTTGCGTGGCATAATCAGTGTCGCCGTATTGAGCCATCGCTTGCTCGAAAACATTAGCCGCCTCTCCAGTGAAGCCAGCTCTTAGTCCTCCGCCAATAGTACCAAGTCGAGTGCGAGCCTCTTGAAGGTTTTGGCTTTTTTCAAGCGTTTCTTTTAATGCTTTTTCCTGCTCAACCAACGCTTGCACCGCCTCTGCTTGCTCTCTAGTTTTTGCAATAAACGGAGCAATAATTTCTAGCTGTTCCCGAGAAAGGCCAATTGTTTCTCGCTTAATTGCATTTTCAAGCTTTTCAATTTCAGAAAGATTGTCTTGCCCTGCAGCAAGTGCCGCAATACTGTCCTGCAAATCTGCTGTTTTTGTTTCGTAATTTTCAGAGCGGCCAATCAAGTCACCAAGAAGTTTCTTGCGATATTCCGCTGTCACATTTTCTCTTGCAACCACTGCGGCATTTTGCATTGATGCTTGAGCTGCCCCACGCTGGCCTTCCTTGTATTCGCCAAGCGTTTTAATGGCAGCTTGATACTGAGCCTCGACAATATCAAGCCCAATGCTATATTCAAGCTCGGCTTTTGCGAGCTCTTTTTGAGACGTTGTGAGATCAGTTTGCACGTCGATAAGATTTTTCTGCAGCGTCAATTGCTCGCGCAAACGTGCAGCTTCATCCTCTGCGAAATCTTTGAGTTCCTTCCCTTTCTTTTCCTTTGGCGCTTTACCACCGGCAGCATCTAAACTCATTCCAGCGCCTGGTCCGCCAAATACAAAGTCTCCACCAGCGGGAGAGGCGGCGGCATCAAGAGCAGCTTGTCCGCCAGCAGCAGCAAATTGGGCCTGTAGTTGCTGTCTTCTTGTTTCAAGACCACTTTGAGCCGCGCCACGGCGCCTTCCGCCGCCTCCTGCCGCAATTTGTGCATTAACGCGATCAAGCTCAGCTTTAATTTCGGCAACGCCCACCATGCCAAGCAAGCGCCTGATTTCGCGAATTGCGCCACTAAATGCCTTCATAATCGCAGTGCTAATATCCACTGCAATTTTCACAATCCCACCAACAATACGCGCAAATTCAGTGACAAACGTGGCCCAATCCTTTAAATATTGCCCGATAAATTCTTTATTTTGATTTACCCAACCAGTAAAGCCTTGAATAGTGTCAGTAAAGAAATCTTGGAAAATGGCGCCCGCTGGACCCAGTGCTGACCCAATGGCAAGCTGCATATCCGCCATGGCCTTCTCAAGACGCCTGCCGGCAAATTCGGGACCAGTGGCCAGACGTTCTGCAAACTTCGCATAATCTTCGTAGTTCTTTTTGGCAAATTCAACAAAATCTCCAACTGTTACTTTACCTTGCTCAAGATTTGACTGAAGCTCGTCAAAGCTCATCTTGTTTGCTTGAGCAAACTTAACCACAGCTCCAGGGAATCGCTCGCCAAGTTGGCCACGCAGTTCTTCCGCCTGCACACTTCCCTTGCTAAAGATTTGCACCACAGCACGCATGGCTCCATCTACGTCTTGCAAGGAGCCGCCAGTAGAAGACACTGCTAAAACAACGCCTTCAAGAATTTGCTGTGTATCTTTAACGGTCAAATTATATTGCTTAGTATTCACTCGCAATTGAGTGAACTGACGATACACTTGTTCAATGGGAACCACGAGAGTGTCACTGCTTTCCCTAATGGCTTGCTGCGCTTCAGCAAAATCCTTTGCATCAATAGAAGCCAACGCAAGGCCACGCTGAAGCTGGGCAATGGTTGCGGCGCCCTGCGTGACGCTTGCCATCATTGCTCCAATATTGTCTGTGAGCTGACCAATGGCAGCGCCAGTGAATGCTCCTGGCACGCCTCCCATTAGACCACCAGCAATACCTCCAACTGCACTGCCAACACCGCCCCCAAGCCCTCCTCCATAGAGAAACGCGCCACCCGCAGCCCCCATACGCTGACCAGTGGTCAGGGGACGGCGAGTTTGTTTTTCAATGGATTGCTCGGTTTTTACAATTTCTCGATTGGCATTCTTCCATTCCGTCGCACTAGGCGCAATCTCGCGAGCGCGATTACGAAGAATTGTTAATTTTGCCTCCAAGGCATTGAGGCTTCCCGGTTCAAATGCACCAAGACTTTCGCGCATTTGCACATTTTCGGCAAGCCTATCAGCAGCTTGCAAGTCAACTTTTAGCCTGCCAATTTGCCTCTGTAGATTAATCCATGGCTCAGTATTAGGCGCAATTTGACTTGCCTCGATGCGGGCAGCCTCCAATTGCTTGGTGAGGCGCGTGGCACTACCAATGTCAAATGCCTCTGCCTGCGCACCAAGCTGAATGGCACGAGCTTGCATTCCTCCGCGTTCACGCATGCCCTGCGCAACGCCAATACCAGTGGCCTGTTGCTGAAAACGCCTGCTACCAATTTGCATGCCCGCCAGCTTGCGCTGCATCGCAGCAATTTGCTTGTCTAGCTGTCTAAATGTTGAATCAATGCTTGTACGAAGCCTTGTCGTGTCAAGCTCCAGCGTAATCTTATTCTGTTTTCCTTTCTTTGTTACCCCAGTAATTGCTTGGTTTACTTTTTGGATTTCATCTGCAATGCGCGAAGCATTAGTAGAAAAATCAATGGTATAGCGTGCCATTATTAGCGACCTCCTTTCTTGATCACGGTATCAATTACACTGTCAATCTCATCAAGCGTGGGCTCTGTCCATGGGCGAGCGGGATAGGCTCCGCCTGCTTTTGTTCTGCCGCCATCGTGGACAAGCTCTGCCGCGTCATCCTCCCAAGTAAACTCAGTGATGGAGCTATTGATTGGATCTCGCCTCTTGCTCTGAAGCAGTGCGCCAGTGTCAATAATGTCCCGAGGTGAACCCACAATTTCCCCGTTCTTTCTTCTCGTTTGCTTGTCAGTCCATTCCCATTTTGCACTTGCCATTTGCTGGTCAAAATCTTTGTCGGCCCAATCCATTGACAGCTCAAACGTGCGTTGACATACTCCACGAAGAGTAACAAGTTTATTCACTTCATCTTCTCTGACTTGTACGCCAACAGCGCGTCTTACTTGCCTTGTCGTCTGAACAAGAGCATCCAGCATTTGACCAATCTTGTTGTCCACGTCTAGCGCATTGCTTTCAAAGCGAAGCTGATAGGCCATTTTAACAACGCTCTAGATGCTATCAACAATCTAACATTTCAACGCAATTCAGCGCCTATCATCCCCACAATGGCTGGGGGCAGTTTTTCGTTCTTCAACGCCCATTGCAAAGCTTCTTTCGTGCTTTGCTTGATTGATTCCGCTCCATCATCAAGCTCAAACGGCAAAAATTGATCAAGCTTCGTCCTGTTTCCCTTGCCTCCTAATGCACCACAAACTACCATCGCCAGCTTGGCAGTAGAAACGCTAGAAGCATTCGTCCTCCTCTGCATTGTTTCGTAATAATGCTTCAACACATCCGCCAACAGCTTCACTGGAAGCCTTGAGAAATTAGCGGCTTGAAACAATGGATCGGAAAGCTGAAGGCTTGTCAATTGACAAAACACTTCCGTCCAATCCGTGGCATTATCTAAAGCATGCTCGGCTTGCCCCGCAAGCCGCTCTATTAGTTTTTTGCTTCTCCCTCTTCCTGCTCAGCAGTTTCCTCAACGCCCTTATCCTCTGCTGCCATAAAAGCCTCAGTTAGATCAAGAAGTTCCTTCGGCAGCATCTTCGTATCTTCCATGGACCAATCGTCAGTGGCAGTCCATTTCTTGCCTTGTAGCACTTCCCCTCGATTCTTAAAGAAAATAGTAATTAGCTCGCCAAACTGCTCGCGAGGAGAAGGCAATGATGCCATCAACGAAATGGCTTCTTCCGAATATTCTTGCAATACGCTCTGCCCATCACCACCATTCTGCAGCAATGCAAAAGCCTCTTCTTCGTCAATGCCTTTCTCTTGGGCAATTTTCTTGGCCAATGCAATGGCACGCAGTGTAAACTGCGCCCGTTTTTGCCCTTGCTCTTCTCGTGTCCAAGCTTCTTCCGCTAGCCAGCTTCCATACTTACGCAGCCGTAGGCAATTGCCAATCTCTTCATATTCCGCATTGCTCAAAAGGAAAATGTTGGAATACTTGCTCATAACAGTCTCTATTGCAACGGAAGTCTAGCATTGAGAATTCTCAGTGGCACTCCATTGCTAATTGCCTTAAATGGCAAGCTCACTTCTAGCTCTTCCTTTCCAAAATTAAGAACAATGGAAGACGGGCAATTTGCAAGAAAACAAGCCAAGCCCGCTTTTACAAATAGATCATCCTTGCTTGCGTCAAACAGCCAAACCCTCTCGCATTTGCTCTTAACCAGCTTCATGAGCGAGGATACACATTTAGGAGTTCCGTGTCTGGAATTCTAATGCGATACTGGCCATAAACAACGTCAGTTTCAGGGCGGAACGAAAACTGCGCATCGGGAAACCTCCTTGCCATGCGCTCTGCCGCTTGTGCCAATGCAGAGGAATTCGTGGTGTAATCAATGAGCACCACTGTCCATTGCTTATTATTTTGCACTTTTCCTACCATTGCTCTCGGGCTAACGGAAGCAAATTCTTCAATGGTCACTTCCAGCCCTTTCACCTTCCATTCACTGGGCACACTTTGCCTGCCCACAACATACACTGCGGGAAGAGTGGAATTGCTTGGCAGTGTATAAGTGCCAATCAGATTAGGCGATGCAGAAAGCAGCTCAGTAATAGTCTCGCGCAGTTGAGAAATGTTCATTAAAAAGCCCGTCCCCGTAGGGACAGGCTAGCGAAGATTCAATGGAAGGATCAGGAATTAGGAGCGCTCGGGATGAGACTACCAGTATTCTCAGCATTCTGGTGAATACCGATGCGACCACGGCTGGTCAGATCGAAAGTCACTTCCACGAGGTTATCAGCAGGATAGCTCTCGTTGTAGTTCATCACGCAAGCAACAAATGCCACGCGGTCATAGTAGTAAGTGTTGCCCGAAGCACCCAGTTGCTTATTGATTTCCACGTACACTTCGTGGTTCTTGTCGTAACGACTAGCGCTAACTGCTTGGAAAGCTTCGTCAAAGCTGTTGGGCAGGAAAACGGTGCCATCAACGTCCTTCTGGAAATAAGACGTGATGGAAGCAGTGGCTTGGCTGGTAACAATCACGCTATCAGCGAAACCGCCGCCACCCAGCAGGTAGAACTCTTGGTTGCCGTCGTTGAA